ACCCTAAAGCCATACTGATTGCCCTCTTTGAGAGAGAAAGCCCCTGTAAGCACCATGTAATCGTCTGTGGTGGACTTTGAAACAGACACTGTTGATGTAGTTCTTGTAGATTTATCTGTTAGAGATAAGGTTGGAGAACTCGCATCAGCTCTTGGTATTATTTTCAAACTTTGATTGTTTGTTGATGTTGTTAAAACCTCCATACTAAAGTAATCTAAAGGTGATAAATTGTTTTTATACTACAAAAAAAAAGAGGGCATAAAGCCCCCTTTCATCATTATCAAAGAAAGTATTAAGGTTGTCTCTGAGCACCTGCAGTCTCACCTGCTCCCGCTAGTCCTGCGAATGGATTTGCAGCAGTTGGTGAAGCAACGAAGTTAGGCATTGTTGTTTCAGTAGCAGTAAGAGTCAAAGTATAACCTTGCATATCTCCCATTGCAGTTCCTGTTACAGCAGTTCCTCCTGTTACTTCAGCTCCATGCTCTAATCCTACACACATAACATTCAATCCACCTTGACCATCTTGAGTCTCTACAAAAACATGAGGTCTACCAAAAGCCATAAGCTTAAGTTCCTTATTGTCCTCTTTCGTTAGTTTATGTAGTGTTACATTCAAGACTTGCTCAAAGTAAGTTGTGCCATTTTCAGTAGACGTAATAATATTTGTTTCTAAAGAAGAATTGTTCCTGACATCATAGATATAATAAGTAAAAGTTCCAGTCAAATTTGTTATTTCATCGTTTGAGCCAGTAGTCACTGTCCCTAAATCTCCGAAATCAACAAAGTAGATTTTACTTATACCACCTACAGCATCTTTACATGGTTTTTTTCTTCCTCCTGTTAAATCACAAGCCATAGTTTTTAGTTTTATGAAAAAAGGGTAGATAGGCTCTCGGCTTACCTACCCCTTATTTCGGTTAATTATCTATTAAGAGTAAAGAACAATGTCAGAACCAATAGCGTGTTGGATTCCTGCTGTAAATCTCATAACTACTCTTACGTTTTGAGAACCATCGATGTCAGCCATGTCGATAACTTTGACTTCGTTTTTGTCAGATAGCAATCCAGTTCCAAAGAACAAGTTGCTTTTTTCGGCAGCTACCATTGTGTCAGAAGCTAGTCCAGAAGCCAATACGATATTGATACCATCAAAGGTTAAAGCACCTCCGTTGAACCATTGTGTACCTTTAGCGTCTGTACCTGCTGCTCCTACGTTGGAAGCAAATCCGCCTAAAGCTCTTACATAAGCTCTATATACATTGGGAGCCACATAGATGAACAAGTCATCAGAACCATAAACTGCTGTAGGGATAGCATCCACTACAAGACCGATTTTTGCGATTACGTTAGAGGCAGTTACTGCAGCACCTGCACCTACGTCAGTTACATCAGCATCAGCCAATAGAGTTGTTCTAAACCCATCAAATTCACCTGCAGTTGCGTTAGTACCACCCCAGATATTATTTTCTAGTTTCTGTGCTACTTTAGCCCCTACATGACCAATTAAAAAGTCAGCGAAGCTAGAAGGTAGACTAGAGTAAGCTGAATATCCCATAGATACAGCTTCCCAGTCAGAGATAAAGTCTTTCTTACAAAGTTGTAAGTTAACTTGAAATTCTTCTGGTTGAAGGATTTTCTCTGTCAAGGTTACAGTTGACGTTGGGTCAAAGTCACAAGAAGCGTTTTTAACGATGTCGTTAGTTGCTACTTTCTTCATTACTTCTTTAAACTTGATATTAGGTTTAATAGTAATCAAATCATTAGCTAACGTAGTACCACTAAGAAGGGCAGCAGAAATATATTTCCCTGCGAATTCACCTGCATAAGTAGTAGTTATTGAAGTTGTTGTTGCCATTTTATTATCTTTTTATTTGTTTATAATTATGCTTCAGAAGCCCAGATACCTACACCACCTGTAACATACCATTCAGTTGCAGCTACAGCTTTTAGTGTAACAAAATCTCCTTTATTAGCAGTTGCTTTTGTGTTTACCCAGTCTTTATTTACAGTACCACTTGCTACTGAATCTGCAGCAGCGTTAGCAATACTTCCATTTACACCATCTAAAGCGTTTGGAGAAAGTGTAATAATATTGTTTCCGTCTGCACCTGTGTTTCTAAACGTAAATTCCATCCCTAGATTGTTTGAATCAATAAGAGGTAGAGTGATAGTTAGAGCATCAGTTGCAATGTTGAATTCTGCACCTGCTTGATTAGCACTTACAGCACCAGAGGTTGTCAAAGTTTCTTGTTTTGACCTTGCCCTTAATACATCATTTGAAGTTGTTATTGTTGCCATTTTTAATTATTTAGTTATTGTTTATTTTTTCCATAACTCTATCTAAAGTAGTCATGGGTCTATTAGGGTTACTGACCCTTAAATTAGGTTGCTCTGAACTTGATTCTGGACTGTGTTTAATTGGTTCAGCAGCAGGTTCAGCAGAAAGCTTCTCTAGTTGTTTAGATAAATCTTCCTTTTGACTCTTGTATTCCTGAAGCTCACCTTTTACAGCTTCCTTCAGAGAATCTAATTCAGCTTTCATAGCAGAGATAGTAGCCTTAAAGTCTTCTTCAGTCACATACCCTTCCATTAGTTCTGTTTCTCCTTCTTCCACTTCTTCCTCTAAAGACTCTACTTCTTCAATAGCTTCTTCATTAAGTTCTGTGGAGGGTTCCTCGATGTTCTCAGAAACGCTTTCCTCACTTTGTGCTTCTACAACTTCCTCTTGGACTTCTTCTGTAAGCACGTCTGTTGAAAGTTCTTCTTCTTTAGTGAGTAAAGACAACTTCTGCATAATGTCGTTTAAAATAGTAGTTGCTTTTATACTCTCCATCTTTTTATAATTTATAATAAAGTAATATACCTGTTATGTAGTGTTAGATTTTTAACTTCCTGACCCTGTTATGTTGCCAATTCCTTGAGCCTGTAGAGACCCATCACAACAATCTACAGAATAACTTTTACCATCTGGGCACAAACATCCCCTTTTATCTCCCTTTGGAGATGTCCTACTAGGAGTAGGTTCCTTTCTGCTTCTTCTCATGATTTACTTGATTTTGGATGCTTGTTAGGGAGTAAGTCATAATCTGTAGTGTACTTTGCATTTTGAGGTCTACCATTCTTGATTAAGTAGAGATAGGCATTAACCCTTGCAAAAGCCCACTGACTAGCTGACTTAACTTGAGGGCTACTAGATGTATTAAAAGCTCCCAAACCACGCTGAAAAACAGAAGCGAGAACACCAACGCTAACACCATATCCCAATTTACTTTTATATTTCTTATTGAATTCATCAGATTTCTTTTTAAGTGACGCTCTGTCTTTAGCAGAGACTTTGGCTCCTGTTTTACCAGAGGCATCTCCTTTTGCAGTACCCTCACCTTTAGGGTTCTTATTAGGAGTGCCAGACTTAGGGGCTTTAGGACTGCTTTTAACATTCCCCTTATCATCTACCTCTGCGAGTTTATGTTTCCCACATGGCATATACCAAGTCTTACCATCCATTTCATGTTCATGGTAACCTTCGCATCCTAAATCCTTAGCACCTTTTAGTGCCATTTCTTTTGTAGAGAATCCTAATCTATCATCTATAACAGCATAATCATCATCTATAACCATAGATGCCATTTCTATTTCTCCAAGACCTTTTAGTTTATTTCTACTCCAAGAAAGAGCGGACAATCCACCCCATGCATCGTACATTAACTTGCCACATCCATCAGAATAGCTCTTAGATGCGTCTAAATCGCCTTTATGACGAGAGAGGAAGGAGTACATCCTTTTTATCGTAGACACCGTTAGGTTGCTCCTAGAGGCTAACTGAGAGGCTCTGCGTTTTCCTACAGCAGTTCCGCAAGAACCCCAACCGTTCTTATCAACGTATTCTAATACGTTTTTAGCGTTATTCACTACAGAGTCAGGATAGTCATTGTAAGTCTCCATTTTATACTTCTTAGATTCAATATAGTCTTGAACCTCGAATAGTATTTCTGTAGCTTCATTCTCATTTAATGATGGCTCTATGTTTGCCATCTCAAGTTTATCAGTAAAGTAACCCTCTATAGAGAATCCTTTTACTAAACCTGTCTTAACATACTTTTCCCAAACCTCGTCATTGTTAACCTTCATGGACACCATCCAAGTACCTACTGGCATATCAAGTCCGTACTTTCTGCTTTTGTCATGGACTTCATCTTCTACAATCCAACTTTCCACCACAGTGAGTCCGTTAAGTTCAGCTTCATGCTCAAGGGTAGATTTATTTTGATTGCCATTCATTAAGAACAACTCACTAGCTTTCCTTACTGTATCATCAGAGAAGTAGATGTAATACTCATCATCCCCATCAGAACGATATATGTTCTTATTAGGGATTAAAGCTGCCCCCATGAGGATTCTCTTCTCATCATCTACTTTGGCAAGTTTAACCTTCTCATGCTCGTTTAGAGCAATAAAGTTTTCT